GAGCGGCCTGGTAACGCGCAGTACGTGCGGTGGGATACGGTGCAGTTGCAGGGCGATCGTATCGTTTTTGAGTTCAAGGACGGGACGTGGACGGACTTCTCGGCGTTTGAGATGGTACGCTGGATGAATCGTTCGGCGTTCGCGTGGCCGCAGGGCTATCTTGACGAGGACGACGTACGGCGTATCGTGCGCGAAGAGTTCGAGCGTTCAAGCTAGTTGTAACACAACATTCCTCACCTATCGGAACGCCCACGGGGCGGGAGGTGTAACACATGCCTGCGATCGCATCGCATAGCACCGCAACGACTGACGTGCCGTGGGACGCTGGTGCCCAGGAAAAGAAACTGAAGACGCCGCTGTCTTCGTCTGCCGGGAGCGGTATGTACGCATGGAAGGAAGCTGGCAATCCGGACACGAAGTCGGGTTACAAGTTCCCGCATCACATGGTAGGCGACGGTGGTACGCCCGGCGCCGCTAACCTGGGTGGGTGCCGTAACGGCCTGGCCCGGCTGAGTAGCGCGAGCATCCCCTCGGGGGACGCTGCCGGGGTGAAGGCGCATCTCGCCCGTCATCTCAAGGACGGCGGCGGCAATCCCTCGGCGGAGGACTGGCGGTTGTGATTGAGCTTGTCACGTTGTGGAGCACCGTCTTGTTCCTCCTGGTCGTCCTCCTGGTATTGGCGATCATCAGGCAGCTCAGGTGAGTAACACGCCCTTCTCGTACTGGTTCACCGTCGATCACGTCCACGACGGTGATACCATCATGGGCGTCCTAGACATGGGACTGGGGCACTACCTCGGTCGGCTTGGCGGGCCTACGTGGAGTCTCCGTATGTACGGCATCAACGCGCCAGAACTATTCAGCACCGACCCCGCGACGAGGATCCTCGCGCAGCAGAGTCGCGACCACCTACAGACGCTCATCGCAGCGGGTGACTACGTGCGTCTTGATAGCATGGGGTGGGACAAGTACGGCATGAGACTCGACGCCGTGGTCTACAACATGGACGGCGTAGACTTGAATCAAGCGCAGCTAGACGGCGGGTACGCCGTACCATACGAATAGAGGAAATAGCATGCCAGGACCACTCCCCAAGCCCGCAGCACTACGTACGCGGCGCCACAAGGTTATCGGCCAGCAGAAGCTAGAAGCCCCGCACAAGCCTCACGAGATGCCACCGTGCCCGTGGCCTTCTCATCCTAAGACGGAGGCCTGGTGGGAGGCAATCTGGCAGTCGCCAATGGCGAAGGTCTGGACCAACACAGACATCTTCGTCTTGGAACGCCTCGCGCTCCTTTGGGACCTCGTGTGGCTCGGCGAGGCTAGCGCCGCGCTGCTCGGCGAGATGCGCCAGATAGAAGACCGGTACGGCCTCAGCCCCGCCGCGCTCCGGAAACTCCAGTGGGAAGTAGAGCAGAACGGCGGCAAGATCGACGAGCCTGACAAGCCCGCGCAGGCCGCGAAGAGCCAGGAAGACCGATGGCTGCGCGCGGTCAAGTCGACCTGAAACGCACGCTCGGCCCGCTCGTCATCGACTGGATAGAGTCGATGCTCGTACATGGCCCCGGCGACGTGCAAGGCGATCCCATCATTCTGGACGACGAGTTCGTGAACTTCCTGATGAAGGCGTACGCCATAGACGACTCTGGTAGGCGCCTCGTTCGTCGTGCCGTACTTTCACGCCCTAAAGGGCGTGCTAAGAGCGAGTTCGCTGCGATGATCTGTTGCACCGAGGCACTCGGCCCCGCCCGCTTCGCGGGATGGGACGCCGACGGGTACCCGCAGGGCAAGCGCGTCACGTCGCCGTTCATCCGTATCGTCGCGACGGAGGAAGGCCAGGCCGGGGACGTGTACGGCGCTGTTGAGTACATGCTGAAGTACGGCGCCGTACGCGACCACTTCCCAGGCTTGGACGTTGGCATCACCCGCACCATGCTCCCCGACGGTGGGAAGATAGCTGCCGTCTCCAGTAAGGCAGCGAGCAAGGACGGCGGTAAGGAGAGCTTCGTTGTCTTCGATGAGACGCACCTCTACATCTTGCCGGAGTTGAAGCAGACGCACAGCACTGTGCGTAGGAACCTCGCGAAGCGGAAGATGGCCGAGCCGTGGTCATTGGAAACGAGCACGATGTACGCACCTGGCGAGGACAGCATCGCCGAGGGCACGCATAACTATGCACGGCTGATAGAAAACGGGAAGATCCGCGACGACGGTGGCCTGCTTTTCGATCATCGCGAGGGGCCACGTAAGTTCAACTTCGACGATGATGAGGAACTCACAGCCGCACTCGCGGCGGCCTACGGCGCAGCTAGCGAGTGGATGGACTTCACCCGACTCTTAGACGAGGCGCGGGACGCGCAGACGAACAAGGCCGACTTCCTGCGCTACTTCGTGAACATACCCACGAAGCGGGAAGCGACGTTGTTCATCAAGAGCGACCGGTGGGACTCCTGCGCACGGGAAGGCATGGTGATTCCACTTGGCAGTGAGATCTGTTTGGGCGCCGACGGCAGCCGGACTTTCGACACGACGGTCGTTGCGCGGGCACATAAGACGGATGAGGGAGAGATTTGGGTGGAGGCGAAGGTCTTCAGCGTACGAGCGGAGGTGGCTCATCATGTGTTACACGAAGGCGGCAGAATCGACTTCAACGACGTTGAAGGCGAGTTCCTCGACAGTTTCACCGACTACAAGGTGCTCGAAGCAGCGTATGACCCTCGCTATCTCGAGCGTAGTGCTGACATCCTGGACGCGCGGCTACACGCCGCAGCGCTAGTACCCGTCGAGCCGAGCTCACGCAACATGCGAGAAGCCCTGGAGACGCTAGAGAGGACCATCCTCGGGAACCTCCTCCGCCACAACGGCGATCCGGTACTGGCCGCGCACTTCGCTAACTGCGCGGTGCAACGCGCCGAGAGCGCCCAGAAAGAAATCCGTCGCGTCCGTCAGATAGACCAGCGGAAGCCGATCGACGTCGTCCCCGCGCTCGCCTTAGCTGTGTGGCGTGCCGTGAACAGTGAGGTCAACATGGAGCCACTCGTTGCCTGGGCATGAAACACTGGAAGTACAGATCAGCGTCGTTGACCTCCCGGCCTTTCGTATCATCGCCGAAGCTCTCTACGAGATAAGTCACCTCCGGGACGAGGAATGCGCGTTAGCGCCCGAGATCGCCGTGCGCGCCGCGCACGATGCTGTCGCTATTGTCCGTGAGAGGAATCCTTGATCAAGTCGCATTTGCCAGCCGTGCGTCGTCCGCACTTACCATCGTGGTTGCATCGCCCACTGTGGCTGCACTGGCCGTCACGCCGCACCGTCAAGATAAGCCTGGGAGTCATACAGCTCGTCCTTGGCGGCGCGCTTGTCCTGTTAGGCGTCGCGCTTATCTACTACCCCTTCTCGATCATCTTGTTGGGGAGTGCGCTGCTCGCAGCGGTCTGGTTCACCAACATCGAGTAATGAGGGAGGCCGTGTGCCTAACCTTTTCCAGGTCGTCGCGAGGCAGAGTAGTCGTGACGTAGCTATAAACAGCATCTCTCTCCAGGACTGGATGACGATGTTCCAGTACGGAGGGCAGCAGTACCTCACCGGTAGCGGGCCTGCCGGGACTCTTGGCATCAGCAAGCAGGAGATGGGCTCAGATTTCCTCGGCTACGTCCAGAATGCGTACAAGACGAACGGCGTGGTCTTCGCTTGCATGCTGACCAGGATGAACGTATTTAGTGAGGCCCGGTTCCAGTGGCGGACCTACAACAACGGGCGCCCCGGTAACTTGTTCGGCACCAGGGAACTCGCCCCGCTAGAGATTCCCTGGGAGAACGGTACAACCGGAGACCTATTGACAAAGGCCATCGTCGACGTCGACGTTGCCGGGAACTTCTACGCCGTACGCCGGTTCGACACGATCCGCAGATTACGCCCAGACTGGGTGACGATCGTCATGGGCAGCAAGAACGCGCCGGAAGAAGCCCTTAGCGCGCCGCAGTGGGACGCCGTGCCGCTTGGCTACCTCTACAGCGACGGTGGTCCCGGCGTGAGCGATCCTATCTACTTCAGTCCCGCTGAGGTGTGTCATTGGGCGCCCGTGCAAGATCCGACCGCGATGTTCCGGGGCATGAGCTGGCTAACACCGATCACGGATGAGATCTTGGGCGACAAGGCGGGCACCGCGCACAAGCTGAAGTTCTTTGAGCACGGCGCTACGCCGAACGTCATCGTCACGCTCGACCCGAGCATCAAGGCCGAGATGTTCCTTTCATGGGTAGAAGCGATGCGCGTTGGTACTGAGGGCGTCGAGAACGCATACAAGACGATGTTCCTCGGTGGTGGTGCGGCAGCGCAGGTTGTAGGTACGAACTTGCGACAGATTGACTTCGCTGACGTGACGAGCATCGGCGAGGTACGCATAGCTGCTGCTGCGGGCGTCCCGCCGATCTTGATTGGTTTGCGTGAGGGCTTGCGCGCCGCGACGTATAGCAACTACGTGCAGGCGCGTCGTAGCTTCGCTGACGGCACGCTACGCCCGCTGTGGCGGAGCCTCTGCGCGAGCCTGGAAAGCATCCTCACCGTGCCTGCCGGTGCGCACCTGTGGTACGACGATCGTGACATACCGTTGCTGATGCAGGACAAGCAAGACCAGGCGACTATCCAGCTCACGCAGGCCAGCGTCATCGGCAGTCATATCGCCAGCGGCTTCACGGCGGAAAGCGCCGTCGAGGCAACGCTCGCCGATGACATTAGCCTCCTCGTGCACACTGGCCTGACGAGCGTGCAGATGCAGGAGCCGCCACCGACCGGGCAGAGCGTGAGTGTCCCCGCGCCGGTACAGACACCCCCGAACAAGCCACCCCCGAGTCCAGTAGAGAAAACAGGTCGTAGCCAAGAAGAAGCAACGCGTGACGCGTTGCTCGCTCGGCTACTTGAAGCGCGCCGCTTGGCGCTCGAACCAGGAGAAGGAAGATGAGCGTTGTGGAGCGCGAACTGCCGCACGAAGACCTCTTCCGCGCTGCTTACCCGGCTGTGGAGATGCGTGACGCTGACAGTGCTCGGCCTACGCTATTCGGACACTTCAGTGTGTTCAACGTGTGGACTGAGATCAACTCACGATTCGAGGGACACTTCTTGGAGCGATTCGCTCCGGGATCGTTCAAGCGTACCTTCAACGCGAAGAAGGGTTCCATCCCGCCCCTCCTCGAGCACGGCCAGGATCCGAGCATCTGGAAGAAGCCGCTCGGTGACGTGGCAGAACTGTGCGAGGACGCGACGGGTGCGTACTACGAGGTCAGCCTGTACGATACGCTGTACGTCAAGGAGATTCTACCTGCCATTGCGAGTGGTCACTACGGCGCGAGCTTCCGATTCAGCGCCCCGCGTGACGACTTCATCAGGAATCCGGGCATCAGCTTCCACAATCCGAAGGGCATCGCGGAGCGGACGGTGCTCGAGGCGAATGTGACTGAGTTCAGCCTCGTCCTGTTCCCGGCGTATCTTGATACTACGGCTGGCGTGCGAAGCCTAACGGACTACTACAACCCGCAGGCGATCAAGCAGGCGCTAGACGAGTTCGCTGAAGCGCAAGAGTCGCTGCGTGATAAGCAGGAGCACGTCGAGAACATCAGCATCTTCCTGGAGGAGCGGCACCTACGCGCCGCGCAGGAAGCCGAAGACGAGGATGTTGAGGTGCAGGACGACTTCCAGAGGGCTGCACCTGACGCCGGGTTTGCCGACGCCGGGTTTGGCCTCACCGCAACGAGCTCCGCCTCGTACAATGCGAGCGCCAACACGTACACGTACAGCATCGGCGGCATCACCTACACCGCACCGACCGGCTACGTCATGCTACCCATCACCGTACAGTCGGTACGCGAGGAGCCGGAGGCACCCGAGGAGGAGGTTGAGGCCGTGCGTGAAGACACCGAGACGACGCGTGAGCAGCAGGTGGAGCGGCTCTACAAGCGCAGCTATCAGGTGCTGGGCGATAGCGTCTGGGCCGTCCACCCCGGCATGCTCGAGGTCTACCTGAACATCATGGCCGAGCGCCGCGCCGGGTACCGCCCCACGCAGGCCGAAATCGACGAGCGCGTCAGTCAGCGCGGCATGGACAGCATCCCCGAAACGATCGTTGAAGACACGATGGCTGGCAGCGTCGAGATCATCGACATCTGCGGCAGCATCATGCCCCACGGCGGCGCGATGAGCAACGCCTCGTCGCGTGGCTGCAACGTTGAGGACCTCCAGGCCGACTTCAACATGGCCCTCAAGGACGACAACGTCAAGGCCGTCCTGTTCAACATCGACAGTCCCGGTGGCTCGGTAGACCTGATCCCCGAGTTCGCCGACGCCATCCGCGAGGCACGCGGCCAGAAGCCGATCGTCGCGATGGTCAACACGATGGCCGCCAGCGCCGCGTACTGGCTCGCCAGCGCGTGCGACAAGATCATCATCACCCCGAGCGGCGAGGTAGGCAGCATTGGCGTCTACTCATGCCACAGCGACATCAGCGAGAAGCTGGCGATGGACGGCGTCAAGAAGACGTTCGTCAGTGCCGGTAAGTACAAGACAGACGGGAACCCGTACGAGCCGCTCAGCCCCGAGGCCGAGAAGGACATGCAAGCGAAGGTCGACTCGTACTACCAGATGTTCGTAGAAGCCGTCGCCGAAGGACGCGGCATCACGGCAAAGGACGTGGAAGCGTCCTACGGTGAGGGTCGCATGATCCTGGCCGATGAAGCCGTAGCCCTTGGCATGGCTGATTCTGTGCTAACGTTGGACGAGGCGTTGAAGAGCCTCGATCCTGAGGCCGAA